ATAACAATTCTTCGATCCAACAGATAGTTATGAATGATGACATCCCAAGGTCGAACAGTCGTCATTGTGTCGTGATAGTTGACCTTGGCATCATAGGCAAGCGCCATCACCTGTTCAATGAACTTCAACTTAGCATCCAGTTTATCCACCAGAGCACAATCATAAATGTTATACTCGATGAACTTCTGAAAGTTTTTCTTATACAATTCAAGTAGGTTACCATACTCAGAGTAATCTACTTTACGTTCGCCGATCTCGACCTGTGCGATATAATCTAGTTTATAGCTCTCTTGATTGCCGAATGTAAACTTGCGATACAATTGATAGTAATCAAGAACAGCAATACCAAGAGGAGAGTAGGTCTGATTGCTTTTGCCCTTGAATTCAACTTCCTTTTCTTCTAGGATAAGCCATGGAGACAATCTCTTCGCCTCTGCATCGCCAAGCATATTTTTGATACGATTGACAAGATATGGTATATCAAAGAACTCAATGTTCCAACCTGTGACGATATCCGGCTTCCATGTCGGATGGTTCCATACCTTGAGAAAGTTAGCAAGTAGCGTGTGTTCGTCTTTGCACTTCAAATAGCTGACATTCTTATCATCTGTTTCGAATTCACCACAACCTAGAACTATGCTCTTACCATTCTTTCGTAGACAGATAGCGGTGATCTCTTTATCTGCTCTCTGAATATTCGGGAAACCTTCATCAGCAGCACACTCAATATCAATTGTTACTACTGAAACGATTGAGGGATCGTACTGAATTTCCCCAGGGTAATTGTCATACATAAAGACATATTGAAAATTAGTCAGACCATAGTATTCGAAATTGTCCACATCCTCATATCTTTTCATGAAGTCACGAGCTTCACGAATTGAATCAAAATTCAACTTGTCTGCTTGTTTGCCATCAAGAGTCCTGTAAAGTCCGTCTTGCTTTTGTAGAAACAGATATGGCTTGTATTTTTTAATGAACTCAACTGGCTTACCGTTTTCATAACCACGAACGTAAATCTTGTCACCAATAGAATTAACACTTGTGTAAAATTTCATTAAACCTCCATAAATGTATGTTGGGGTAGTAATTACTATACTACCCCACTATCAAATAAATGTCAAACGAAAATAGTAAGTGCTTCTTCAAATAACTCCTTGCGCTCTTCGAGCCCAATGGTTCCGCCGTTAATTTTCTTTGTCACAGCGACGCAATCTTTTTCATCGGCCCATTTATTAAGATCATGTTTATCCCAAAACCAAGCAGCTGACGCGATAGCACCATCTGGTGTTAAAAGATAGTCTGGATTTTGTGTTAGATCGATGCCGAGATCCTTACCACATTCCTCATAATTTGTTCTTCCGGTTAACTGAATAGCACCGCGACCACGGAAACGATAACCATCTCCAGAATCCTCGTCGCCATTGCCCATGCGATCAGCATAGACGCGATTAGCGATTTTCTCTGGGTTGTGAGCGTAGTCTTCAGGATCTACATCGCGAAAATATTTCGGAAAGATCTGAGCCAGTCTTTCTGGCTTATAGTTAAGATTCTCTTGAAACTTTGTTAACCCACCAGACTCATGTCCGATCTGAGCAAGAAACATAGAGATGCGATTGGTATTGTTTATTTCGAATTGTTCGAACGCCTTATTGCAAGCATCAACGAATGGAAGTAGTTTATCTTCATCTGTATCTTCGAAGAATTTACAAAGCTGGTCGTGCGTGATATATGTCATATACAGCTCCTAATGTAAAAATAGCGGGAGTTTCCCCCCGCTATTTATTAGAACGACTGAGACGGGACTCGTTGTTTCAAAGTGTCAATGACAGTATGATGTATATCATAACGATTGATCCCTATATCAGACAGTTCTTTATCTGAAAGAGAGTGTAACTCTTTATATGCATTGTTATATGCAATTTGCCTCTGTAACCAAATATTGATTTTAGTTAAGATAGGATCCACAAACCAAAACATTACTTTTTCTTTATCGATTTATCTTCGCTCTGTTCGCCATCTTCAATATCGATTTTTCGTGGCTTTTTTTCTTCTGGAACGATGTGTTCCAGCCACACCTTCAACATGCCATTAACCATTTTCGCATTGTTGATAACAACATCATCGGCCAGTGTGAACGTTCTTGTGAAAGGACGATCTGAAATTCCCTTATGAAGGAAAGCTGTATCTACTCCATCAGCAACCAAAGTATCAACGGTTGTTTGACCCTTGATCTTTAGCTTATTGTCTTCAAGAGTTAGTTCGATATCCTGTTTGCCAAATCCAGCAACAGCCATCTCTATAACATAGACATTATCACCAGTCTTTTTTATGTTATATGGAGGATACCCAGCTGCAGCTGCACTATTGGCAACCAAATCTGCTGTTTCCTGTAGCTTTGTGAAGAACTTATCAACACCAACGAAATGTTTGCTGTATCTATCAAAATCAGCAAATCTATGTGTGAATTGATATGGATCGTATCCGGTATTAGTCATTATTACCTCCTTTATGGGCAAGGTTTAGATTAATGAGACCCACTATTGGCATCTCATACATTATATATAATTACTATTGTCAAAAAGTAAAGGGGCTTATGAGAAATTAATTCCAAAATCCTCTATAATATTTTCCAAACAGTCTAAGTCCATTGGTCAATCGTTTTTCGTATTCTGCAGCAAGTTCACAATTGTTTCCTTCATCAATATACATATAAAGATTATCCAATTCGTTATTTTCTTCTGTTAAGATCTTAAACGTCCACAAAACTTCATCGACAACCCAATTCCAACGGCGATGATAATTGATATCTTCGCCATTCTCAGCAGAGGGGGTAAATGTTGATTTCAGTTCTTCTGGCACATCGGAATCGTCAACTTGTGGCGAACCACATATATTTTCTTTGTATTTTAAAAGAATTTGATAAATTATCAATCCCATTGTATGGTCTGCATTCCATACATCATAATCATCTATTTTGATTTTTATCTTGCGCTTTTTCTTAGAATCAATCCATTCAAGCAAATCGGTTATGCCAGTCCAATCAAGAAAATATACAATCTTGTCCTGATAGTCATCATTTTTTGTTAGAAATTTAGCGACCTGATAAGGCCCAATTCTGCCTGAATATGGTCCAATGTAAACGCGCATAATATATTACTTCCTTTAGTGTAGAAGGTTTCTCATCTTTTCCATTGTTGTGACAGATATGTCTTGCAATGTTTCTGAACAAAGAAAAACTGGAGTTAACCCAGCGTCACGAAATAATTTTCCAGAATCCAACATTTTCTGAAAATTATTATCCTCGTTTTCCATATTCGCAGCACAGAGCTCAATCATTCCTTCAGAAACAATGTAAAAGTTTTTATAATCCATAAAATTCAATCTCTCTGAGATAGTTTCAATATCTATTTATTATAAATAGGTATGTTACAATGGAGGGTCCAATATGTTCGGCCGTATTCAGCTTTATATTTTTGGTGCTATCATACTTTTCGGTGTTATGTCGGGGTTCTATTACTCTTGGCGCAGAAACATTGAAAGAGAAGCTCTATTACAATACAACCAAGCCCAAATAGAACAAAATGTAAAAGATCAGCAAGCTATGCGCGAAAAACTGCAGGCTATGGAAAAAAAGCAGCAAGAGATCGAAGCTCAGAACACAGCTGATAAAGAAACATTCAAAAATAAAATGGAATCAATCAACAAGGATATCGATTCTAGTAATTCTAAGGAAAAAGATAAACCATCCTCAGATATTTTGAAAAGAACAGTTTCACAGTTGAAGGACGTACCAAAATGAGAACTTTATTAACTTCTATCATCGTCCTATCTCTGGCTGGTTGCGCTAGCGCTCCTCCACCACAGATCATAACAAAGACTGAATTGAAAGTCTACATGCCTGACAGATCGCTATTCTATTGTCAGAATGTACGTAGATTTCCTAATTCAGATACGTTGACAGATACACAAGTATCAAAGCTACTCGTAGAACTCCACACAAAAAACACCGAGTGCCAAAAGAATATGAATTCTCTTTATA